CAATGAATGTATTGCAATCGTTAGTACCCCATGCAAAAGGCTCGTTCAATTTAGATTCAATATAATTATTTGCTTTTGATTTATTTATCATCGTATTTCTGTTGGTAGATTTATTCTGCTTCCTGATGATCCATAATTAACTGTTGATGTAGCTTTTACAGGTCTTTCTAAAACACTATCACCACCACCACCAAATTCTGAAGCGGTAGCACTTTCAGATAAGGTAATTGTAAAATAGTCTGTATTAGAAGCATCAACTACAGTATGTGATTTATTTAGTAGACTTCTATCCAAACCACCAACATCATCCAAGCCTTCTAAGGTGATTGTATCGCTATTTGCCAAACCATGACTTCTGTAATGAACTTTTACAGTTGCAGATGAAGCTGTGGTTTCTATTGGATTGGTTCTAATAATTTTTCCATCTAAACGAACTGCATCACTACCACCTCTTGTGGTACTTGTTGCTGTTGTCGAAACAACAACTGTAACTGTGTTTTCTGTTATAGCTGTAACAGTATGTGCTTTGTTTATATCGGAAGCTGGTATACCACCAACTGCTGTAGCACCTGAAATAGTGATTGAATCACTTACAGCAATATTATGTTCTGCAAAATCTATAACCAATGATGTTGAGCCTGATGTAGTTTTTAAAGGATTGGCTAGAACAATATTTTTTTGTGTAACTGCAACTGTAAGTGTATCTGTAGTTCTTGCGGTAATTTTATGATCTAAGGCAAGGATTCTACTTTCTATACCACCAACAGATGTTGTTTCTAAATTAAAAGAAACTGCTTCATCTACTTTGGCAAAGTTATCAGCATTAACTGTAATTAAATTAGAACCTGATGTAGTCTGTATCAATACAGGTGCAACCAATTCATCATCAACTGTGATTTCACTACCACCAAACTTTCCTGATTTTACAGATGTTACTGTATTAGGAACTGCAATAGTAAAACCAAAGCCATCTGAATCTATTGAAGTGATTGCATGAGTTCCAGCACCTTCTGAAAAATTAATTGCAGAACTTAAAATAAATTCACCATCATCAAATGTTTTAGATTCAAAACCATTTATCTTTACTTGTTGTCCTA